CACAGTTACAAGGTGATGTACGCAGCTTTGGCATGTGGACGCAACCGCCAGCTATTGGCACCCGTGTCTTAGTCGTGTTTGCTGATGGTGATACCAATAAAGGATTTTGGATAGCAGTAGCACCAGAAGTAGCCCACGGCATGATACCGGCGATAGGCAAGGGAGCTAGTGGACAACCCGAAGCTGAATTTGATCCGGCTAGCATCGAAGTGCAGACCGCAACTGATATCCGTACAGTACGTCGCCCCCCTTTAGCAGATGTAGCAGCAACCTATACAACACAGGGGTTAACAAATGATCCGCAGAGAGGATATGTCAGTTCCAGCAGCTTCCGCGAAAGCCCTAGCAAGGTCATGGGATTCAGCACGCCATCTGGTCATAGTTTTGTCATGGATGACGGCAGTGAAGCAGGTGATAGCAAGCTAGTGCGTATAAGGACGGCTGGCGGAAATCAGATAACTCTCAATGATGATACAGGCATGATGTATTTTATCAATGCCAAAGGCACAGCCTGGATGGAACTCGGGGCAAGCGGCCAAGTTGATGTTTACGGTGAAGCTGGAATAAGTTTCGCTACAAAAGGTGACATCAATATGCACGCTGGTGGCAAGATTAACATGCATGCTAACGATTGCGTCAAGATCGTAGCTGACAACGGTACAAAGATACAAGGAACTAGAGAATTACAGCTTCATAGCAGCAAGACCTTTGTTGAAGGTGTTGACAGCATTGAAATGCATAGCTGCGGTGAGATTAAGATTACCAGCTTCAAAGATGTGTTCATCAAGAGTTTTAATTTTCTATTGGCCCAAGCAAAATGTTTCCGCTGGAATTCAGGCACTGCTAAGGAAGCTGAACAAGTCCCACCGGAAAAAACAGCAACTGTCAGCGGATACGATACCACGGTTACTCGGGCACCTAGCCATGAACCTTATGATCAGCATGATCAAGGCGGTGCTGCACCAGGTAGTGCAGCAGCAGCGGCTATTGCAGCAGGAGCTACCCCGCAGCAAGCAGCGGCAATCCAAGCAGCAGCAGGCACTGGAGGCGCAGGCACACAACAAGCAGGCGCAGGCAATATTCCAGAAGGTGTATCATTTGTTGATCCAACGCAGCCTGCTGCGCCAACGATAAATGTCGCTACCAGAGAAGAAGCCATGGCACTAGCTAAGACCGCGCCAGTAGGCACAGTAATTAACTATGGTCAACAAGTAGTGTCAGCGAACAATCCTAGCACAGCACTGACTTCTGGACCAAACAATGGTATTGCTGGTGCAGTTGTAGGAGGTTTAGTAGGCAGTAGGTTTGGACAGGGATCAGGAAACATCGCATCAACCCTGGCAGGAGGAGTCGTTGGAAGGCTAATAGCAGGTGGTGGCACATTCACTGAAGTAGATGCGGCAGGCATCGGTGGTATACTAGGCGGTCTCGCTGGCAGCAAGCTTGGCAATAAAAATCCGTTGTTGACGATAGCAGGAACTATAGTTGGTCAGTCGTTGGCTAAATCACTGTTTACAGGAGGCAATACTCAGACTACGATAGCACAGAGTGCTGCCAGATATGTTCCACTTCCAACTCCAAGAAGTGCTACTGTGCCTGCAACTAGTGTAGCCAGCGCTTCGAGTAGGCCATCTACATCAATGGGCACTGCGTCAGGTAATATGACTTCAAGTGGGCCCAAGACAAGTGAACCAGTTGTAGGTAATCAATATGGCGGATCGAATGCCAGCGCAAACTTTGGTAACAATCTGGCTAACACGCCTAACAATGTATCAGCTAGTGCAAATTTTGGTAACAATCAGGCTAATCTGCCTGACAATGCATCAGCTAGTGCAAATTTTGGTAACAACCTGGTTAACACAGATGGAACAAAAGCAAACCCAGCTATTGCATCACAGCAATTGGCAGGCGCTGAACCAGCTACTAGCATACCCGCAGCACCAGGCGGTGGTAACACAGGTTGTTTTGCCACAGGTGATAATTGTGGACGACCAAGTGGCCAAGGCGCAGCGGGAACAGGCACCGATCCATTAATGGGTAATACTGCTGATCCAGGTACAGGTAAAAATATTGTGCCACCTGAGAGCCTCAAGAATGATCCAGAATTCCAATCTAAACTAAATGAAATGAAGGAGAAATATCCTGGATTGACTGATGACAAGATCTATCAAGTTATAAAAGGAGAAAGCGGTTTCAATTCTACCGCGGTAAACCGAAGTAGTGGAGCAACTGGATTCTTCCAATTTATACCAAGCACTGCTAGAGAACTAGGATATACTACGGGCGAGATACAAGCTATGACTCCAGCACAACAGTTAGGTGTTTATGACAAATATTTGGCTAGCAGTAACTATCGAGGTGGCTCTTTAGGTATAGTCCAAGCTGCACCAGCTTACGCTAATAGACCACCTAATTTTGAAGTTTATGCACCAGGAACAAAAGCATACGCACAGAATCCTGGGTGGAGAGGTCCAGACGGACGTATCACTGTAAGTAGTATTAATACTTACTATGACAAGCAGAGAGGGTAACATTATCATGGCATTATATAAAGGTTATAGCACAGTTGGTAACACAGGAACTAAAGTACAGCTAGTAGATGCTGACTTGGTTAAGCAAGATCTCATCAATCATTTTAACATCCGCAGGGGTGAGAAGCTGATGAATCCTGATTTTGGTACGATAGTGTGGGACAGTCTCTTTGAACCATTCACTGAACAACTCAAAGATCAGATAATAGACGATGTGACCAGGATAGCAAGCTATGATCCACGACTCAAGATTGATTCAGTCTTGGTAGATCAATTTGATAACGGATTGATATTAGAGTTGCGATTGCTTTATTCTAACACTAATGAGACAGAAAATCTAAGACTGACGTTTGACCGTAGTGCTGCTTCTGTTCGTTAAACACCAATATTTTTATCGAATAAATATCTAGAGAGGCAGCATCAATGGCAGTTACTACTAGACAAAGCAATTTATTTGCAGCAGAGGATTGGAAAAAGTTATACACAACTTTTCGCTCTGCTGATTTTCAGAGCTATGATTTTGAAACCCTGCGTAAGAGCATGGTTGATTATCTTAGGACTTATTATCCTGAGGATTTCAATGACTATATCGAAAGCAGCGAGTTTGTTGCACTCTTAGATCTCATGGCTTTCATGGGACAGAGCTTAGCTTTCCGAACAGATCTCAATGCCCGTGAAAACTTCCTCGAAACTGCTGAACGCCGCGACTCAGTTTATAGGCTAGCTGCCTTGCTAGGTTACAGTCCTAATCGCACACAGAGCGCTAGCGGACTATTGAAGATAGTCAGCATATCAACCACAGAGAATATCCGTGACAGCTCAGGAAGAAATTTAGCCAACGTTCCGGTTTCGTGGGATGATCCCACTAACCTCGATTGGTTTGAACAGTTCTCAGCAGTGCTCAATGCAGCCATGCAACCTAGCCAGAAAGTTGGCAAACCAAGCAGTTCGTTATCGATAGGTAATCTAGTCTATGATCTGTATCAGCTTCAACTCAGATCAAACATAGTCCCTGTGTTTCCTTTCTCAGCTACAGTCAATGGCACCAGCTATCCTTTTGAAGTGTATGATGCTAGCTTGGACAGCGTCGAAGGAATCAAAGAAAGCAGCCCTAAGCCCACTGATAGATTGGGTTTTGTTTATCGTAACGATGGTCGCGGCAACGGATCAGTTAATACTGGTTTCTTCCTAGCTTTTAAGCAAGGTTCGTTAACTAATCTCGATTTTACCATAACAGAAACACTGGCTAACAGGTTAGTAGGACTCAACATCAACAACATTAACAATTCTGATGTTTGGTTGTTTGAAACCAATGATGCTGGTTCTTATACTGAAGAATGGCAAAAAGTCGATAATCTTCGCAACAGCAACGTCATCTACAACAATATAGCAACGTCAAACAGAAAACTGTATTCAGTAAACTCGAGAGCAAGCGATCAGGTCGATCTAGTGTTTGGTGACGGTGTGTTCTCTGCTATACCTACTGGCACTTACAGAGCTGTGATCCGAACAAGCAACGGAGCAACTTATAGCATCTCTCCGCAAGAGTTGCGATCAATACCATTGACCATTGCTTATGTGAGCAGATCCGGCAAGATCGAAACATTGACTGTTC